GCGGCTTTTTTACCGATTGCAGAACAAATGGCAGGGCTTTTTGCCGATATTGCGACTGCGCTAGCCCCTGTAATAGCACAGCTTGTGGAAGCGTTAGCTCCGGTAATAATCGAGATTGCAAAGGTCATATCACAAATAGTACAGGCATTGGGGCCGGTGCTTATTGATATCATAAAAGTTTTAGCTGAATCAATAAAGATATTGGCACCTATAATAGCGGGGATATTGAAAATAGTAGCACAAGTGATAGTAGGAATAATAAAAATAGTAACTCCCATAATTGTATTTATTGGAAATGTAATAACTAAAATTATACAAAAGGTCAGGGCAATAATAGGTGTGTTCAAGACTATCTTCGGAGCAGTCAAGGATGTTGTTTATGGCGTGTTTGACAGGATAAGGGATAAGGTTGTAGGTGTGTTTGACAAAATCAAAAAAGCATGGGGCAAGCTTACTGATATAGTCATTGAAATCAAGGACGGAATAGTAAGTGCATTTAGTACCCTAGTGGACAAAGTCAAAGGTATAGTAAATGTGTTTATTCGTGGCATAAACGGAGCAATAAAGTTAATCAATAAGATTCCAAAGGTCAACATCCCCAAAATCCCACAGTTGGCCAGAGGAACGGACAACTGGCAGGGCGGTTTTGCAGCAATGAATGAAGGCGGAAGAGGTGAGCTTACATATCTTCCGAACGGCAGCGTGGTAGTCCCGCATGATGTTTCTGTTCAGTATGCAAAAGAATCTGCACGAAACAACGCTGGCGTTTTTTTTGACTATGACGCACTGGCCAGAGCCGTGGCAAGTGGAGTGATATCCATAGGCGGATCTCTTAAGGATGGAATGAGGGAAGCAGTTGACGGCATGGGAATGTATATTGACAAGAGAGAAATAGGAAGGGTGGTAGAAGTTAAATGATCAAATACGTGAACAGCTTAAACCAAACCCTTGATTTAGACGAGTGGCCGTACATGTTCCAGTCAGAGAATATCTATAGTTATGAGTGGAAGTATGAGACACTCGGAAAGAAAGCAGTTAATTTTACGCGGGATCTGTCGGAAAAAGACCACGAACTCATCATCAAAGCAGATACTGAAGCGGAATATCTACAGGCCATGAACGATTTTTATGAAACGGTTGAAAAAGATGTTCTCCTCAATACTCCCGGCAAGCTCTATGTAGGTGAATATTACATCCCGTGCTACATTACCGGTGGGTCTAACACACTGTGGTCTGGCAGGTTCCAGACTGCAATCAAAGGATTCAATGTAGTGCAGCAGGGCCCATGGTGCAAGCCGGTAAAATTCGAATTGCGCAAAACAGGCTCTACTCTCGAAACAACAGGTATGGACTTCCCGTTCGATTTCCCATTTGATTTTGGAGTAGGTGCAGGGATAGACGTATTGGAGATAGACGCTCTTGGACTATGCGATTTCGAGATGATCATATACGGTCCTGTTACGGATCCGGAGATAACGATTAATAACCAGGTATATAAGGTTGTTACCACAATATACACTGGTGAGTTTTTGAGGATTGACAGCAAGAAAAAAGAGATAATCAGATACATGACAGACGGAACGCCGGTCAATGTCTTCCATAGCCGGGCAGACGATAATATTTTTCAGAAGATCCCGGCCGGAACCGGCACCGTAATTTACAATGTGCCGTTGGGAATCGATATAACTTACTATGATGAGAGGAGTGAGCCATTATGGATTTCATCATAGCTAAAGGTGTAGCAAGCGAAGCGTGGAAGTCTGTTACGGTTTTGGAATCCTATATTGTCATTGAATATCAGTTGGTTAAAACGCCCAAACCGGGGAAGCCGGGGTATACAACATCAAGCATCAAAGAGGTCCCGGTAGAAGTCACAAAGTTTTGTGAAAAAACGGAAATGGTCAGTGAAGAGATCGAAAGTTATCAAGAGATTGCATATCTCGATAACTACATTGATATCGATATCGAACTTGGCAAACCAGGAGTGGCATCCAACGACCTGCAGCTAAAAATAAAACGGAGCGATTCAATCTATTACGGCCTTAACTATGGCGTTTATATTTTTGCACCGGATGAAGAGTTTGGCGGGGTTCTTGAAAAGCTGGAAGTAGACACGGATACAAACGAACTGGTATGGATAGGCCGGACATGGAGAGGGATGCTGGAAGCGGATATAATAGATCCGGGCGACAACGATTACAAGATTGTTTCCGGCGAAGCGAACCAAGTCATTGCCGATGTACTTTCGGACGGGTGCGGTTCGTTTTTTAGTGTCTCTGAGGATGACACGGGGGTAAGCTTTACGGACTACCAGTTTGATAGATATACCAGCAAGCTTAAAGGGCTTACAAAGATGCTGGCTACAGAGGGTTTGAGGTTAGATATCTGGGCGGAATCCGGGCGGCCGAATGGAGAGTTCAAAGTTTGGGTAGCTGCGGTTCCGATTCAAGACTTATCGGAAGAAATCCGATATAGCCAGGACAATGACATCGGGCTAAAGCTGAATGAGAACCAGGGCGGCATAAACCATTTGATATGTCTGGGAGATGGAGAGTTGGCAGACAGGCTGAGACTGGATTTATATGTTACGGATCCGGAAGGTAATAAATATGAGGGTGAACAGGAACGAGTGGCCGTATACGAGTATTCTTCTGTTGAGGGAGACACCACAGAGGAAAAGCTTGCAAACTTAGAGGCGTATGGCAAGGAGCGGTTAAAGGAGCTTTCCAATAGTCAAAGCATGGAAATGACTATAGCCGAAACCCCCGGCGATATTGGAGACATAATAACGGGGCTGGATCGGGCAACAGGATTAAAGCTCAGCAAGCCCATTACAAAAAAAATACTACGAAAACAGCAAGACTCCGAAACCATTGAACACTTGGTTGAGGATTCTGAAGAAGGAACGGAGGAAATTGCATGACCACGTTTATATTCGATGGCCACCACGATGAGGAGGTCATAAGCAGTCAGCAAAGTGCCGACATCAATACAGGGATATATGGAGACGGCTGTTATGTGCTTCCGGTAGGGAGTCAATTTGAACCGGCCATAGTGAACAATAATGAAGTCACCATTCAGGATGGCATTTGTTCCATACAGGGGCACAGAGGCGGCCTTGATTATGGACAAAGCCAGTCGTTCACAATCGAAAATGGCACATCCGGGATGATGCGAAGTGATTTATTGATTATTCGATATACAAAGGATGAAACCACCTTAGTTGAGAGCTTTTCTTTCCATACTGTTAAAGGCACAGCTGCAGCATCCGACCCGGAAGACCCGGCAATCACTGAAGCGGACATACAGGGTGGAGCTTTGGTTACTGAGGCCGCATTATACCGTGTCCACATTAACGGTACGAACCTTGTAGCAGTAGAACGGATATGGGAATACCCGGAGAATATGCCTGTCAGTGAGGAAGGCGCATGGGCATTTGTGCCTATGATAGCTCCGTATGCCCTCACATTGCCGTCAGGGTTTGATGATGACAGCTTCTTCCGGTATGGAATATTTGACGGAGAAAAACGATACTTCGCATATTTGAATCCGACATCAGCTGTTACTGCAGATACACCCTTAGGAACGCTGGACAGTGCATACAGACCGGCGGAGGCAATAACATTGCAGACCAATCTGGCAGGAGTAACCGTTACAATCAGCACCGCTGGAGTGGTTAAGCTGGTAACCACGTCTGTACCGGCGGGGTTGCTGTGCAGGACGAAAATTGTATAGGAAGGAAAAGACATGAAAGACATAACAATGAATGATATTGAAAAGCTTATAGCTGAAAATTTAAAGGATAGTGACTGGATGGCAGCCACGCTTAACACAAATGTATCTGCAATTTCTGCAAGTGGAATAACATACAATAAATATCGTATCAAGGGCAGAACACTTTATATAAATATGATACTTACAATAAACGAGGCAATATCATCTACCAAGATTCTTTTTTCTCTGCCAGAAGGATATAGGCCTAATCGCACACATACATTTAATTGTTCGATTTTGAACTCGGCGACAGTTAGATTCGTTCAGATTACATCAGCCGGAAATTGTACTTTTTTTGCAAATGGTACGTCTACTGGTAGCGGTTTGCAAATATATTTGGACTTCAACTTTCCGTTAGATTAACTGACAAATCCTAAAAGAAACTTTTATATACTGCCAAAAGAAAGGAGACAAAATGAAAAAATCTTTAATATCCCATGTGACTGGCATAGTGCTTGCACACACACACACACACACACACATAATATCCTACCGGAAAGAGGGTGGCCAGTATGCTTAGCCAGGTCACCAAAAAAGACATCGAAAGACTTATTTACGAGAATATACCAATGGAGAAAAATCCAAACTGGCCAAACCTTGAAAGTAGTGGTTGGAAGTGGAAGAAGTATGCAGACGGAACAGTTGAGCTTATCGGTAAAATCACACCTACAACAGGGACAGGCTGGAAGTTTACAACGGTCAATTTTCCTTTTACTTTGGCAAGTGCCGACTGGCAACACACCATCGGGCAAGTGGGGGTACCTGCACTATGTTCTGTCACCAATGCCGCTTCGGGCGATAGCAGAACAACTACAAACTTTCAAATCGGCGTTAATAACGGCACTTCAACAGCAATTGTTACAGTCCATATTTTCGGTCGTTGGAAGTAATGTCAGGGGGTGGTTTTAATGATCACCCGAAATGACATAGAGAAATTCATCGCAGCGAAATTCGCTGACACAGGTTGGATAGAAGTGCCGAGTGCTTGGTATGCGACTAGCATAACGGCGGGTGCAACTCCTTTGAAATATCGCAAAATTGGCAACACCGTACACTTTTACGGCAGTCTCAAAACTACCATACAGCGAAATGCGAAAACCACCTATACCGCTGTCACTTTGCCAGCAGAGTTAAATCCATCTGAAACAAGGTTTATACCGCAAGTAAACGCTAACTTCGACTCGTGCGTAGCGATAGTTGAAAGCGGCGTGATAAAGTGGTGTAACATTCCCATATTGGGAGCAAACGGGGTAATGTTTTTCCACTTGTCATACCTAACAGATTAAGACTTTGGGTCTTTTTTAATTGCCCAGAGAGGGCAGAAAGGAGCGGAAATGGTTAAAACATATTCAAAGAAAAAACACGGCAACAAACGATTATCAGCACATTTCAGGTTGTACGAATTTGCCTGTTCAGATGGTACGGACACGGTCAAGGTATCGACAACAAATCTGAAAATGCTTGAAAAGATAAGAGCGAAATTCGGCGGTTCAATCACTATAACGAGCGGAAATCGAAGCTATGCCTACAACAAAAAAATCGGTGGAGCGAGCAATTCAGCTCACGTTACAGGCAGAGCCGTTGATTTTGTAGTGTACGACAAAAAGGGCAAAGCCGTATCAGGTAAGAAAATTTGCAAGTACCTTGAAAGCCAAAAGTGGAAATGGGGTATCGGTTACATGGGTAATGCTACCCACATGGACACAAAGTTTACAGGCAACCGTATGGACGAAACAAAAAAAGACAAATCCGACAGGAACGGTTATTACACTTTGCAGAGGCATGGGCAGACTTTCCACACTTATTTCGGCAGTAATTTTGTTGTGGCGGCCAGTACGCTCAACATCAGGAAGAAGCCGACAACCAAAAGTGCCGTCATGGGTAAACTTAAAAAAGGGCAGAAGGTCAAAGGGCAAATCCTTGACAACTGGCTCAAACTCGGCAGTGGCAGATATTGCTGTATCAAAGACAAACATGGCACGTACCTGAAATAAAAAGGAGGAATAAAAAAATGAAATTAAATTGGAAACTAAGAGTTAAAAACAAGGTTACATTGACGGCAATAATCGCAGGAGTGCTATCACTCATCTATACGGTACTGGGGTTTTTCGGTATCGTTCCGTCAGTTACGGAATCAATGATGATGGACACCGCTTACATCATAATTGACATATTGGTGCTTGTGGGAATAGTGGTAGACCCCACTACTAAGGGAACAGACGACAGTACAAGGGCAATGACTTACGACGTGCCTAACGAATCTGAGTAAGGAGAGCGATTATGGATTGGGGCTATATAGGAGCTGCAACATTTGTGCTGATTGTCGGTGCAGTAATCGGAATCGGTCAACAGCGGCTCATAAAAAAACTTGACAAAAACGGAGAAGCCATAAAACAGCGAGACGAGAAACGTGCACGCCAAGATACCGAACGAGAAGAAAAACGACAAAAACGGGAATTGTTGATACTCAAAGGCTTAAATGCGAATTTCTGTGTTAGTAAGGAGCTGATCCCTTGTGTTCGTGGCGACAAGGAACCAAACGGTGAACTAAAAGAAGCCGAAGAATATATGAACGATGTCAAACATGAGATTGATGATTTTTCGAGAGAGGCAGCTGCGAAATGAAAATAACTGAACAAGTAAGACCCGGCCGGACTTAAATGGTGTGTCGGGCGTTGGGAACCCCCTGTTTACGGTGTGTAGGCAGGGGGCTTTTATTACACCAAATCTATGGAGAGGTCAGTCTTTAAATTAGCCTTTAGTTCTTCGAGTGACGCCACACAATATACATACGCTCCGGCATACTGCCATTCCCGCATACGCCGTATCTGGATTTTGGTCGGCTTGTCCTGCTTGCTCTTTTTGCACTCGATACATATCATATTGCTGTCTATTACTGCTATTATATCTGGCGTACCTCTTTCCGAAAATACGGATCCGTGGATGTTGATGGCCTTGCCATATTTGTATCTGTCGATTGCTACCATAATGGGGCGTACTACATTTCTATACTCAGGGCTTGCCATCTGAATTACCTCCCCCTGTTTTTCGGACCTATATCTGTTAACTCTGGATGCTTCTCCTCCGTCCATAGAGCCATCAGCAGGTTGGTTGCTGCAGCTACCAGATGATCCTCATCTGCCCACCCGTCCACGTATTTCAGCAGGTGTCGCTGAGCCGAATCGATCATAGTATGTAGCGGGAGCCCTTTCTCCCAGTCCCGCTCTTCATATTTTCCAGTGGATACCACATCTTCCATATGGTGTGATACCCGCAAAAGAGCGCATGCTGGGAGTAGATCACATCTGCCTTTACCACCTATTTCTTTACTAGCTCCGGTTTTAAACTTTTCCATATCATTCCTCCTCTAACTCATACATACCTGTGGATCCAAACCCGGCATTACCACGGGACTTATGACTGGTGAATTCAGATACTTCTGCCCACCTAATATCTTCTATGCGTGCGAACAATATTTGAGCGAGCCTCATTCCCATTTTAACTTTGAAGGGTTCATCTCCTATGTTAGTAATGCACACGAACAACTCTCCAGTGTATCCGTTGTCTATGATGCCCTCATTAACCAATAGGTGATGCTTCCGCATAGTGGAGGACCTGCCGACGATCCGCCCATACACAAAGGGTGGCATGTCAATAAATACATTTGTATGTATATCTATAGTCTTGTGTGGTGGAATCGTGACATCTTCTGATACAAACAAATCCCACCCGGCGTCAGACGTCGAATATTTTTTAGCCGGGAGTTTAGCGTTGTGTTTAAGTATACAGTTTATATATTTCATATTACAGCAGCCTCCCTTCGTCGTGTCTGAGATCAACCACGGTGTCCTCTCCGGTTCCCACGAAGTCTACTCTATACTGCCACAAACTTGTAGTCTTTCGTACGAACTCCGTTAACTTAACTGACGCGAATATCTGATCTGGGTTTGTACATCTGTACAGATCACCATCAATGTAATCAGCGAACGTCAGAGCTATAGATGTAGGTGCATTAAGCAAGCATGCTCTCTTAAATAACTCGTCGTCCCACTCTCCTATCCTTCTAACCTTCTTTGTAACAGTAGTTCTCTCTTCCACATGACGGTTTAGTTTGGTAGATAACTCATTCCATGTTATCTCATGCTCCAGTGGGCCAGAGTTCCCGGCTACACGAATCGGATACGTACGACATACAAGTACTACATCCGTAAGCTTGGATGGGGCAATTCCCACTTCGGCAAGTATCTGCGCTGCATTAGTGTCAACGCTGGTTACATACGGCCATGGTCCATGTATCAAAGATAATTCACTCCCCTGTGATCCCTCCAGCAGCACATTATGTCCCATAAAGTTCCACTTGTCAATCAACATTGGTGTATCGTTTACGCAACATTGACGCAGCCCCAGATCATCAGCTATATCCCGGAACAATCTGAACTTGGACGGGTCACGCTGCAGCCTGGCTATTCTGGCAAGACCGACACCTTCTCCTGTAGAGCCTATCCTCTGGTGCATATCCCCTTCGGTCCTACCCTCTTCGTCTGCGAAATGCTCATCCAGCACTCCAGCAGCGGAATCTATGAAAAGACGCGTCTTGAAGTCCGGATAAAACTTTTCTATGTGTGCGATCTCACATAGCAGTATATCCGGGTTCACCAATGCCCCCCTGCCGATCACTATGTTGGCAAACGGATTTGTCCATCCGCATGGTATTGATTGTTGTACATACTTCTGGTCGTGCCAGTAAAAGGTATGCCCGGCATTCGGGGATCCCACCCGGACATGTACATCATATTCCGGCGCGATAGCATTTACAATGGATCCTTTACCCTCAGACCCGATCTGCCCTCCTATTACGGCAGTAACTTTTCCTCTACTCATTGTTTTTTCCTTCCTCAGCTATGTGCTGTAAAAATAAAAGTACGTCATCTCTATTATATCCAACGGATTTATCATCAATATACCTGTCTGCATATATCTTGCGTGGGTTGGATCCGTATTTTTCTATATTCGATGGTGCGTTATCATTTATGGCCGTGAAATGTAGGTCCTCAGCCTCACACCATTCAATTGCTTCAAGCAGCCGATTACCGACACGGCATGTATTGAGTATGGTTTCAGCGGATCCACGTTTCTGTATCAATCTACATAGCGACACCATATAAGCATCCGCATGCCCGATGTCCGGAAATTTGTCTGCACACAGTACACCGTCGAAGTCTATCGATATAATCATATTTCATCACTCCAATTTTGCATATCACCCCACCTTTTACCATAACTGATATCCACTGTCATGCGGGGGTCAAAATTAAAATCTTCCATAACAGCCTTTATAGTCGGTAAAGCTATGTCCAGCTTATCATCGGGTATCTCGCATATAATTTGGTCGTGTATCTGCAGCAACATATATCCATGCAGATTACTGATTGCTGGATATAGCCTCGATATAGCCGTACGCATTATCTCTGCTACCCCACCCTGAATGAGATTAGACATGGCTTTATGGGTATATGCATGCTGTACATTGAAATGTCGCCTACGTCCAGTCCATAGCTCTATTACTCCGTACTGATCGGCATATCGTTCAGTCTGCCCCAGTAGCACCCGGAACTGTGGATACATGCCGTGATATTTATTTAGATACTGCTGCGCGGTCTTCTTGTCTATCCGCAACTGTTTGTGCAGAGCTTCCGCTCCTATGCCGTATATTACACCGAAGTTAATGCGTTTAGCTGCACTTCTCGGTATATCCAATGCCTCAGCCGTGGTAGAATGTATATCTTCACCGTTTCTGATCAACTCGGCCATGGTGTCCTCATGAGCATAATAACATGCTAAACGCATTTCAGCCTGTGAATAGTCAGCCGATACTAGCGTATATCCCGCTCTGGCTATAAATACGTCTTTTACCTTGAAAACGTTAGTGGGACGTGCTACGGCTTGAAGATTGGGGTTGCTGCATGACAGCCTCCCGGATATAGTGCCGATTAAGTTCAGACTACAGTGCAGCGTGTTATTAATATCCATCATCTTCATATATGGTGTGTAATACCGGGTATCTACTGACAGCCATCCCCTGGCTTCAATGACAGCCTGTGCTTTTTCTGCTGCTTCACCCCCGGCGTCTATTATCGTATCGAGTATGTCTCTGGCAGATGATTTAACGCCCAAAAAGGCACATACCTGCTTTGACGAGTTAGGATTGATCTTGTATCCGGCCATGTCATAAAGCTTACTCAATGCTGCTTCTTGATGTTCTTTTGCTTCTGCCTGATACGTTTTTATGAGATCCACATCAAGACACAACCCTCTACGTTCCATCTGAGTGGTGATATAGCTGTAGTAGTTAACCTGTTTCCAGATGTAGTACAGGTTCTGGTGTACCAAAGCTGGTTTCAATAAATCTAACAGCATGCGTGTCAGTCTCACGTCGTCACATGCATATGGTTCTACATCAGTCGGGTCTAATTCACCCATGCGATCTTTTTTATGCCCGCATTTCTCCAAGAGAATGGATTCCTCTAACGACCCTTTACCTATACCATATCTATCACAAGTGTCTTTTAGCTTGAAATTCTCTTCATTCTCATTAACCAGATGTAAAGCCAGCATGGCATCTTCGATATTAGGTGCGAACGGAATGCCATCGGCGTATAACATGAGCTGGTCAAACTTGTAGTTAAACCCGCCGAAAACACGATTAGGGTCGGACAGGTACGTTCTAAAGAATTCAAGACACTCCATAGGAAGGTTGACACCTATCTGGTGACGGAACGGAAAATAATAGGCTTCCGTTCCGTCATCAATAGAAATCCCAATGATCCTATGACCCTGTGTAGATGTAGTACCGAAAGAGTTTAATCCATTGGTTTCTGTATCCACGCATGGGTCTACACATGACAAGAGCTTCGGTATTACGCTGTTGAATTTTTCCTGTGTATTGATTAACATAATACCCTCTTTATACCTGAGCTGTCATTTCGCTTAACGTCATAAGACGCACGATAGACGACCTCTTCTGACCCTGATATTCGGATTCTTCTATGAGTGCCCCACATTCTCTGTTGATAACATCCGATGCTTTGAACTTTACTACCTCTCCGGCCTCTCCGATTCCAAAGGCGTGTACGCATTCGGCTACTTTCCACATGGCTGCCGGAGTTGTTACAGTGAAGAGTTTGAACTCTTTCCCTGCGTGGTCTCCAGAGACTATTGTGAAAGTCCACACGAACATCGGATTTCCGCTCTTTGATATCGTCTGTTCAATCCCGATACAGCGCATATGATATATTCCGTCCGGGACGAGGAATGATGATTCAGCTGCAGATAGGTCCACTTCAAAAGTATCATTGGCTGCTCTACCATGTGACGGGGGAGGGACCATAGCTGGATCCGGAGCTGCTGTAGGGGCGGAAGTTGGGTTTGGTGCTTCCGGTGCAGGAGCAGTATTTTTCTGTCCTCCATTCGTATTTTCTGCAGGAGGGGTAGCGCTACCACCGATAAACGGGTTTGGATTTGGATTTGTCATTTTGTTTCTCCTTTTCTTTCACTACATTGAATGTAGATATTCATAATATCGTTAAGGTTAGGGTCTATGATGACCCCGCCTAACGCCTCAGCGAATTTTGTACCTCTTGTTTTGGCTCGAAACAGGTTATATGGATGGGTAAGTAAATATCTATTGGTGTTTATAATCTCCTGTCCGTCTTTTGATGTTTCTACGGTGTCTGCCATATACAGATACCATACGAAGTCCATATACCCCATCACAGATGTCGCCAGTGATTCAATCAATGCTGGTTTGGACTCCTCCAGCGTCTGAGTACCTTTGCGCATTCTATCTTTCCTATGCGCAATGTATATCACATGCATTGGAAGATCTCTGTATCCTCTAAGAACGCGGGCCAGTTGCTTTCCGGCTTTGCCATAATCCTCGATGTATATGTCGTCAACACTGGCGACACGGCCCTGTTTGTCTTTACGATGTGATACCGTAATCGCGTTGCTGACTATATGCTCCAGAGTGAGTGTCTGCAGCTCTGTGATGTTGTCAATAACTACTGTCTTTACCTGTTTGTATTTCGGGTCACCATTGATTATCTTGTGCATTTCAGCCTCCAAAGCATCAACGGACCTGATGTCCGTGGCATGGATATCCTCACGTTCGGCAAGCGTCAGCATCCCGCCGTCCACGTTGAATACATGTACATCTGCCATATATGGGTTGTCTTGGGCTGTACCAGCCAAATAAGTTTTGCCGACGCCGGGATCACCGTATATCAGTATGTTCATGTTGTTATTGAACTGATTCGGTTTGATGATATAATCGTCCATAAATTTTTATCTCCTTTCTACAATCATTTTACCACATCAGGCGGCTGGCTGTCAACTATATTTTTGTCACTTATGAACAACGACTGCTTAATATACTCTAAATCATACCCGCGGAGATCCGCCTGACATAGTCCGGCATAGTCACACATAATAGTACAGTTCATGGGGAACATGCAGGGAATGATTTTTGATCGCTTAGCTGATATACTATAGGCAGATGGAACAATAACGCGGTTCCATATATTCTTAATGGTGTCATTATTCCTGTATTCGATAGTCTTTTTACTCCACTCGATTTCTGCCAGCTTAGGGATCATTTCATCTGCATAGTCCGCCGGGTCCAGATCGTTGTCTCTGCAGAACTGTGCGTATGTGTTCCAGTCCGTTTTGATTTTAGCTCGGCTTACAGTACCCTTTGTAGTAAGGGATGGGATACTCGGCGGGGTATTGAGGTGCTGATATGTCATTGTGCCAGTACACGCGATTCCGAGTTTTGCTGCTGCTTTGATGTATATGGTGTTCTGTAGATTAAACTGTTCGGTGTCATCCGACGCCAGTGTTTTTCTGAACTTGAAGTCAGTGCACAATATATTCCCCGTCTTCTTATCCTGCAGAATAACATCAATGAAACCATGCATGCCTTTACTCCCGGCACATGGCATTACGAAATGCAGCTCCACAGCAGGTATATTCCCGGCATTCAGTATACCCATAACGTTATACTGCAGCGGGTTGATATCATATATAGTATGCATGAATACGCGTTTTGCTGTTTCCAGCGTCTCTTCCTGATATGGAATTTCCTCTTCAAGAAACATGTTGTTACTAATATACTCGGAAAAGAGTTGTTCCATGGCTTCCATAGCGGGATCCACGAATGATTCGATATCGTATTCGAATGTGTCGTCCTCTTCCTGCTGCTGATACCGAATGCGCCACACAGCTTCAAGTCCTTTGTGACATAACTTGCCGATTGTCATTACAGGTCTGTCAATCTTGGGTATCAGTTTGTCTACATATCGGTATTTCCATGCCTGACTACATTTCAGATAAGTCAATATCTGAGATGCGGATACCATTCCCCTGGTATCGTGCTTGTCTGGGTTGAATAAATACTTATTCATCTTCTATCTCCTTTACCATATATTTCCCGTCCGGCATTTTCTCTATGCACCCGGACGCTTCTAACTGCTTCAGCTGTCTGCTGATCGTTGATTTGGATTTGCCTAATGTAGTAGCCATAGCTAATTGATTCATAGGCTTGTCCTTGATCAGTTCGAATAATGTGTTTTGTACACCTGTTTTGTCCGAAGTAACTGTATACTCCGAACACTCCACGTGATACTTGAATGGGTACACCGTGGATATGTCGAACTTCAGCGATATTGGGGCCTGATTACCCATGGTCTTTGAATGACGTCTTACGATGACTTCATTCTGCCCCAGTTTGGACCCACGCCTTATTTGCCATCCAGCTTCAAGAAACGCGTTCAGGAATTGAGATCCCCACGAATCCTCACGTGCTGTACTGTCGGGGTTAATATTTTTCTTGCTATGGTGTGCGATTACGAATGAGCAGTCATATTTATCTCTCCATGTTTTTAAAACCATCATCTGTTCTGCCGATCCCGCCATGTAGTTGTCGGTGCTGGCTGCTGAATATAATGGGTCGATCATAATAACGGCGGGTTTTATTTCCGCAATCCTCTTTTCCAGATTTGAAAGTACCTGTTTGTTGTCAAACCTCAAAGACCTATTCGGGTGTATGTATATCGGTATGTCTGGGATAGGTGGGATCTCATATTCACCATTATTTATCATCATATGATAGTCCAAGCGTTCATTAAATATCAGCGATAGACGCTCCGTTAATTCCGCGTGGCTATCTTCCTGCTGGATGATCATCACCGGACCGGTTGTGTTAACGTCGAAGCTATCAAGAAATTTGGACCCGGTGGCTATTGATACAGCCAGATCGAGTAAAATCCATGTCTTGTATGATTCCGGTGGCGACACCATCAGCGTAACAGAGGATTTCGGAAGCCATTTATCTACAGACCATTCAACGCCGTTCCCCCCGTATGACTTTATATATGCTTGCATCGGTAATAGCTTAAATTCATCCGGTAATACACTCTGTATATCTCTGGAAATGGTGTTACCTGTCTGAGTGTCATCAATAAACTCGACTATCTGAGCGGTGGATACACCTGCGTGACTTTTCTGGATAGACGCCATAGTAGTTCGTAACTCAGATATGGGCATAGGAGGGTCATTTTTCTGATTCCATGCTACCAGCAGCGATTCGATTACGTCACTGGCGATTCCCTTTTTAAAAAAGTACCCGCATAGCCTTGCTGCTGCATCATTCCTCCCTCCCTGTGGAACACCACTAAGAAGTTCAGTAATCCATTGTTCTTGTGTGTCTTTAACGCTATTAACGGCTTCTACCAGTGACATCGGGAATACTCCCATCTGGGCACACCCAAGCCACTTGTACTGCTTCCCAGATTTATGCGTTGTAGGTGGTAGCACTATAAACCCCCCATCAGCCCGGATATCCACACCCTCTTGGATACGAACCCGATTCTTCACATGGTCACATCCTGGTGGGTATGTATAGAACAGGTGATACCCACCAGATCCAGTTATGGAATATAACCCAGTGGGATATTTTTGCAACATCTCCTGTAGGTTTATTGGGCAATCCTGATCCATATCTATTACTACTATGTTCGATATCTTGCCTGTAACTACACCTATACCGGGGTTCATTAGATTATCAAACCACGATCGGAGACTGGCTTCGTTAGCCCTCTTCTGGTTATACTCCGTCCAGTTCATCATGTATGGTCGCTTCTCAACAGGCTTGACTGGCAGTATACTCCAGCCCCAGCTACTATACTGTATTGCTATATCTGTCGTATTCATAAGATTATCCCAACTTGAATATTTCGTGGGTATTTACTTTATACAACTTGGCGTACCTTTCAATAGCGTCGTCTGACAAACTTCGATCCATTGATTCATGGCGAGATATAGTAGTGATATCGAATCCCGTGAGTGTTGATACTTCATCCAGCGTAAGGCGTGATCTATCCCTCAGTTCTTTTAGTCTATTATCTGCAACTCCTGCTTTCATAATGTTCTCCTTTCTTTTTGTGCTTCAGTGTTAATCCCATTATACCACGCTCCGCGCAATGTGTCAATAGGGTTTTTGCTTATCGTTTTTTACATATATAGTCTGTGCGCCCTCCTTTTATTTCTTCAATGATATTTTTCTTCATACATAACGCTTCATACACCCCAATATCAATAGAATCCTCTATCAGCAGATATATGAAAAGTACTGGTCTTGTCTGCCCTGGTCGATATAACCTTGCCATTGATTGTTCATATGTGAACAGTGAATACGGAAGGGTGTAGTATATACATGTATGTGCAATAGTCAAGTCAATACCCTCGGATCCAGCCTGCAACTGTACTATCAAGGCTCCGCGTGTATCGTCTTTCCATTCTTTCAGTTCATTGTGCTGTCCTGATAGAATGTACACTGGTATGTTCAGATCACTCAGTACAGTTTTACATTCCCTGATGTCATGTGTAAAAGTACAGAATACCACGAAGTGACCATGCAGATCAACCACGATCTCCTTCAGCATGTTAATCTTTACGTCATTAATCTTTGTAATATGTGTGGTCCCACATAGATCCTGTTCTATAGCAGCGAACCCGGAGCATATCTGCATAAGACGCAGCGATAGAGTAAGCACATTTTTCACAACGATGTCCCCATCTGTTCCCATATTGGCTATAAAATCCTTGGACAACTCGTTATACACATTCCTGCTTTTCTTGTTAAGAGTACCATACACGATCCGCGGCGGAAGTTTCGGGGGTAATTTTACCCGATCTTTTATACTGTCCATAGTGCATGTGTATGCAATCGACTGAAATCTTCTGTTGAGATCCTGTTGATTTTTAAACCCCACTATAAATTTACGCTCCGGACCCCCAAATATGGCATACCTACTGAGGAAATCATCATGCTTAGTACCATATATGGTGTGATTCAGAAATCGATACTGGCCGTATACATCGAGTGGCGAGTTAGCCATAGGCGTCCCAGACAGACACATCTTATATTTGACGGACCGCCCCAGTATACCCAGAAATTTACTGGTCTTACTCCCGGCGGACTTGGCCCGGTGTGATTCATCGAGTATAACCATGTCAAAGTCTAAGTCCCGCAGCGTTTTGTTCATAGGCTTTCTCCATACTACCTCATAATTGAGTATAACTATCTGCTTCCATCCCGCTATTTTATCTGCGCATATGCCGGGTGATAGATGTTCAGCTTTTTGTTCTACTGTTCCCTTTTCTTCACCCCATACGCATATACCTATTCTGGTCCCATCAACATGCTTCTTTATCTCTGACTTCCACACGCTGATCACGGGTTTAGGACAGACCACCAGCACTCTATATACATCGGGTCTGTCCATTAATACGTCAATAGCCACCTTTGTTTTTCCGGTCCCCATTTCCATATCCAGCATTACCGAGGGGTGAGACATAGCGAAAGCATATGCCTCTTCCTGATTCCGCCACCTTTTCATTACTATTCCTTTCTGAGCTTTCTATATATCTCACGACCCAGATCTGTCAACTTGATCTTCTTCCTGCTGTAGATGGAATCCGATACTCGTACCACCTCTATGATTGCCGGGTCTTTTTTCAGAGTGGATACCATAGCCCCAGCTGCCATTTTGTTCATTATGCCTTCGCTTTCCAGTGTCTCAGTATAATCGTCGATAAAGATAATGGAATCCGATCTCTTGAATGATTCTTCCTTTGAAAGGAATTTGATAAACGTCTTCTGCTTATCCGTTAGTTCTCTCGTCTTACTCATTTTGTACTCCTTACTTGAAAACATACACCTGTAGGTGCTGCTTTCCATTTTTAACTGCTTCACTATAACTATCTGTAAACACGTCAATAGATTTACCATTGACGCCACTACCTGTATCTTCTGCTACCCGGAATCCGACCTGATCAATATATACGACGGACCCCATTGGAATTACGCTGGTGTCAACCGCTATGGTCCGACCGTCTGTAGCTTGGGTCCCTGATGCAGTAATCCCATCAGTCTTTCCGCAGCACGCTTCGTTGTCTGTATACCAATATACTGTAAATGTACCCTTGCACTTGACTTGCTGCTTCCATTTATTACTATTGTAATAATTCTGTATGGACTTGACTATTTTTGATTCCTGCTTAATCAGCTTGTCGATCTTGTTCAGGTGTGTAGTATTCTCATACTGCATTCGGATGCCTATACACATACCCGCCACAACCAACATACATAAAAATAATTTGATACTCAATATTAAATACTTCTTCATCGCAGGACCTCCTTTTAATAAGAGATTGATCCGATAGCATCAATCGGTATTACTCCAACATCAGTTTCAATATACCCCGGCCATATATCTATTATACGAACTTTGTACGTCATACCATACATGAATAACATTACTTCTTCGCCGGGGAAAAACGTCTGTTTAGATAATAATCCCTGTGCTTCTACACGATATCCATGTATAGCTTTATTTTTAATAATTTTTGCCATGTTATACCTCCGATTTACTACACTTCCTGCGGTTGGTGTTCAATCCTCATCTTTCCAAAAGTCAAGCACCCTGTCCGTTTCCATGTCGATGTAAAAACTATAACTCCCATCATCCCTTTCCTGTGAATATAGACCTACTACTTCTGATTCGGGATAACCTACTTCGTATCCATTCCAATCGCTCGACCAACCAAGGTTGGTTAGCTCTATTGATGCAAAAATGTCGAACATAATTAATCCTCCTCTTTAATCGTTATTTGCTCAGTCGCACTCTTCCTCAAATCCATAAAACAGAAGCCCCACAACCGCACCGCCATAGACCGCTTTTATGATCTCCTTTGCATTTGAGAAGTTGCTGTTGGCGGTAACATTAATCAGCTTGTAAGCTCCACCCTTAAAATATATCGTAACAACCTCTTCGTACAGTATGTCCTCAAACCATATGTCTGTGGCATACTTAATCGATTCAACACCACTTCTGCTGTCTATTTTCAAAGTGTCACTGAGAGCTGCGATAAACTCTTTCTTTTCCTCATTCATTTTCTCATTCATTTTCATTATTCTTTCTCCTTTCTCTGCTATGCCAGTCGCATATCAGATACACCGAACTCCAATCATTTACACCTGCTTCCAATCTGGGTACTTTGTTGTTAAAGGTCTGTAATCGCTGCCCAAATCGTTTGAACTCTTACCGCATTTCGGGCATTTAATGTTGGGAACTACATTTACATGAAAGTTTGTGTCATCATATCCGGATTTATCTTTTTCAATATATCCGCAATTTTCGCACTCATAATCTGCGTAAAAATCTCTCCTATGCTGACTGTTAATTTGTTTAATCCTCATTGTTCTTTCTCCTTTCATTCCAATTATATTTTAGATATATGCTATAAGCGATTAAAATCAACCATTCTCCGCCGAATCCGTTATTCGGTGTTGCCAAGATCATTAATGCTGTTAA